GCAGGCTGGCAGCTACGAAGGCAATATATCAGCAGCCGCAATAATCGGCATTACTTTATTTAATTCTACGGTTGTTTTAGGTGACGGTATCGGTTGGTCTTCCAGACTAATACATCAAACGCTGTATTCCTAATCAATCTCTTCAATCTTAGGCTCATCTTCCGGAACTTCTGGAACATCAGGCATTCCGCCCATATCAGGCATTCCGCCCATATCAGGCATTCCGCCCATATCAGGCATTCCACCCATATCAGGCATTCCGGGCATTCCGGGCATTCCACCCATATTCTGTTTCATCATTTCGTCGAAAATTGGCTTGGCGAGCTCCTCAAGCTCCTTATATCTATCATCATACTCACTTGGTTCGTCGTGTTCGTCGTTCATCCATGCCTTAAACTCATCAATCTTACTCTGAATCGGTTCCTTGGCCTCATCGGGAACCTTCATTTTCTCGTCATTTAGCATACCCTCCGTAGAATAAACATAGGTCTCCAACTTGTTCTTAGCCTCCATCAATTGTAGAACCTTCGCATCCTCGTCCTTAAACTTCTCCGCATCCGCGACCATCTTCTCGATATCGTCTGCGCTCAGTCGCCCCTTGTCGTTTGTGATGGTGATCTTCTCCTCCTTGCCTGTAGACTTTTCAACCGCCGATACATTAAGAATGCCGTCGGCATCCACATCAAATGTTACGTCCACTTGAGGTTGTCCGCGGGGCATAGGCGGGATTCCCTCGAGAGTAAACTTGCCGAGCGAATTACAATCCTGTGTCTTGGCGCGCTCACCCTCATATACCTGAATCAGAACCCCTGGCTGGTTATCGGAGTAGGTCGAAAATGTCTGGCTCTTCTTCGTTGGAATCGACGAATTTCGCTTGATAAGCGGGGTCATTACACCTCCGGCGGTCTCCAGTCCAAGCGAGAGCGGAGCAACATCAAGTAGCAGTACATCTTGTAGCGCCTCCGACTTGTTGTTACCGCTAAGAATTGCCGCCTGAACAGTGGCACCATAGGCCACCGCCTCGTCCGGATTAATTGACTTACATAGCTCTTTGCCGCCAAAGAAGTCGCTCAGCATCTTTTGGACCTTAGGGATGCGCGTAGACCCTCCAACCATGACAATCTCGTGAACCTGACCCTTCGACATCTTGGCATCGCGAAGGACCTTTTCAACCGGCTCCATACACTTCTTGAAATAGTCCATATTCATATCCTCAAAGCGCGCGCGAGTAATCGTCGTGTTAAAATCGGTTCCCTCAAAAAGCGAATCTATCTCCAGATGCGCCTGCGTTGCCGAAGACAGCGTTCGCTTTGCTCGCTCACACGCAGTTCGCAGCCTCCGCATCGACCGCGCGTTGTCGGTAATATCAAGCTTACACTTTCGCTTGAACTCTTGCGCAAAATGAGTTACCATACGATTGTCAAAGTCTTCGCCGCCCAGATGAGTATCGCCCGCAGTGGCCTTTACTTCGAAAATACCCTCCTCAATCGTAAGAAGCGACACATCAAACGTTCCACCACCAAGGTCAAAAATCAGAACATTCTTCTCATCCTCCTCCTTCTTGTCGAGTCCATACGCAATTGCGGCGGCAGTCGGCTCATTGATAATGCGCAGCACGTTCATACCAGCAATCGCGCCCGCATCTTTGGTAGCCTGTCGCTGCGCGTCGTTGAAATAGGCCGGAACCGTAATGACCGCATTCTTCACATCCTTCCCAATATAAGCCTCGGCAATCTCCTTCATCATCTTAATAAGAACCATGGAGGAAATCTCCTCTGGAGTAAATGACTTTAACTCCTCCTTATAGGTGACCTTAATTAGTGGTTTGTCGTCAGAATCCGGNTCTACGACAAAAGGCCAATGCTTCATGTCCGATTGAACAGCCTCGTCAGAAACCTTACGNCCGACGAGACGCTTAGCATCAAAAATCGTATTCGTTGGATTTATCGATACTTGGTTTTTAGCAGCGTCGCCAATAAGACGCTCTTTGTCATTAAACGCCACGTAAGACGGAGTGGTCCGGTTTCCTTGATCGTTCGCGATGATTTCAACACGGTCATTTTGCCAGATGCCTACACACGAATAAGTGGTTCCTAAATCAATTCCAATCGATTCTCCTTCTACACTCATAATAAGTTATACTGTAATCATTCTTTTATATTAATTAATTTATATATGTTTGCCGTATATGATTATACGCGTTACGAGTCCCACTCNATAGTAACCGTTACGTTGAATTCGCAAGTAGAAAACGACAAAGATTTTGACGATTTTTTATTNCAATGGTTGANCCTGTATANTAAAAANAGAATGTTCACGTTNATTTTCGATACAAGCAATGTTGGATACATCCCTCTAATATACAGTTTAAGAATGTCAGCCTTTATTGGTAATCTAAAAAAACAAAAACACCAGTTTCTAGATAAAAGCATAATACTGATAAATAGTAATATTGTCAAACATATGCTCGAATTTATATTTATGATTCAAGCCCCCGTTGCACCTGTATACATTACGAATAACATCGCCGAAATAGATATGATAGTGTGTGACAAACCTACCAGCGCTACTATTATTTTACCTCACAAATCAATATTTTGATTAGGAATCTAATTTATAATATCATTTTAATTTATAATATCATTTTAATTTATAATGTATTACCCTATGAAATTAGAACATTTTAATAAAAGTTACATAAATCATATAGATATAGACGATGACCTGGTCCAAAGTATTCTCATTCAAAATATTTTAGAGTGTCCATATTCGACGTTCCCCTATATGTTCGGGAAAAATTCAAAGGAATCACAAGAACTTTATGGGTGTGGCAATTGCGTTGCTATGTCAATCAATTTACAAAAGCTATTGAAAAAACACAAGATTAAATCATACTTAATACCAGCTACAATACCCGAAATGTATTACTCGCCAGACTTCCTAGACGTTAGTCATGTTGCCGTTGTTATATTAATAAATGACCACGAACTTATGATTATAGACCCAGCCTTTTACTTTTTGGAACCAATGAAAATAAATATTCATAATAATGAAACCAAAGGAATACGATGGAAGAATGTATACAAGGGTGATAACGAAAATATTAGTTATAAATTAACTACTCTTGACGAGGGTAAAACATTCAACGAATATCAAACTATACCTAAAAATACATATGCGGTTGAAACGTTCAGAGAGACAACTCCGCACGATAATTGGCACTATTTCCTTATTGAAATATTGAACCCAGATAACGCAATCAGTTCATTCAATCTGACAAGCAAAAAATACCCATTTATGGCGTCTCTTGATGACAATCTTGACCTCAGCCTATTTATTAAATTTTTAGATACACAAAATGTAAGGATAAAACACAGAGACAACGAATTATATTCGGGTGATTATAACCAAATTCCGGAGGATGTTATGGAAATAATGGCTCCAAATATGACAAAACATTTTGGAGAATCATATTCTGACTTCTTTAAACTTCCATCAAACGCGGCAACCAAGATATACAAACTGCGCGATAATAAACGAAAATGTAAAACCAAAAAACAAAAGAAGTCAAAAACAAAGAAACAACACCACAAAAAACTAACGTTCAATAGAAATTTAAGTTACATATAAACACACCTTATTATGATTATATATGCCATATATAATCATTTGTCTCTCGTTCCCAATTATTATCTTACTTATTTCTGTGAGAATGTTAACACCATCACACTTATTTAACACACAATCTAGGGCATATAAAGTAAATAGTTTCGTTTAATCCATTCTACAATATTTTTACTCGGCTCACCATCCCGAAGTGTCATGCTTCTGTATCCTTCCACACCCACTGGTGGTTCTTTCACATCCATTTTTGCCCCTTTAATTGTTGCTTTCTTATCAACAAAGGTCTTTTGTTTAAGAATATCAACGACTATATCAGAATCACTCTTCTTTGGAGGAATCGTTTGTACCATTCGATTCGGGGTCGCTCGTGCTATCCGTCTCCACATGTATGTTAGTATCTTTTATTATGTTTAAATAGGGGTTTCTTTTAATGTTTTGACTTTGTAATAAAGCAAGAAGCTTGTGGTGAGATATTGATAATAAACTCATATATGTATGGTATTTATAGCAGGCCACCACAGAATTGCCCGAATATTCTATACTATACCACCAATAAGGAGGTATATAAACCAATTGACCATTAGTCAAATCTATTTCTAAACACTTTATCTTATCAAAATCAGACTTGTGCTCTTCTGATACGGTCCACGGATTTATTTCACTTCTAAATTCATAATTATCATAGTCTTTCACTTGGTGTATAAATTTGGAATATTTAGGTGGTGCCATCTTTATTTTTATAGTTCCACACATCACATTGAAATAAGTTCTATAATGTAGATTATACCGAAACGGTGTGGTTGCTCTCACAGACCCTGTCATCAGATCATACTCTCGCGAGACCGACATATACGGCTTAATTAGCGAATCATTATATTTGAACTGCTTATCCAGTCCAGTTTCTTCTAAAAATTCCGCATTTCTCTCTGTTATGTATTTACCTTCTTTGTCGCTTTGTAATACATTCTGTAAGTCGCTTAGTTTCAGTGGAATATACAACTCCTCATCGTCGGATATGTCTCTCTTTACATTTCGTATTTTAAAGTCAAACGATGAATACTTTTCAACAAGCTCCTTCATATCACACACGTTTTGAATCGTGTCATCATAATAATTAAAAATAACGGGCTGTCGCATTCCGCATATTTCCTCTAATTTATCCTTGTCTGGTGGTTCACATTCATACACTTCCAAATCATTGCTTGTTTTAATGTGGAAAAAAATATGAAGATATAAAAATAATACAATTACGAATATTAACATTATCAACAGAAATTTCATAGTTACTTTTAATAAATACTTTTAATTTGGTATATTTACTCATCCAACTTTGGCGCAAGATAAAACACGACATAACTTTCTTCCTCTAATTTAAATCGGGCTTCCATAGGACGGCTTTGATGAAATGCCATAATACACTGCTTATTTAATTTACCAAATAAACACATCATAGATATGTGTCGCAAATTATACGCCTGCTTCAATTCATAATCCTCTTGAATTGCGTATTCAATAAAATCATCTAAATTAATATTCACTTTCATAGTTCCATCGGCGCCAGATGCTAAAAACATAACCTGTGTCTCTGTAAATCGTAGAACCAATTTATCGTGGAAAATTTGAAGTTGTGCCACTAATTCGCAAAATTGCTTACTTTCCATTATAATATCTACTTCACTTTCCTCATTTGTGATTTCTAACATTTCATGGTCAATATCCATCAATGGGATTTCGAAATATTTATCCAATACTTCATTATTTTCACTAAATGATACGAACAAATTTTCCATATTCTCATCAACATTCATCTCAATCTCTTGCTTATCTTGATATATTCCTAGTATTTTTTGGATTATTTGCGTACTCACCCCGAACGACGTGGTATCGTCTTCTAAATTATATTCATAACTATCAAACCACGAAGCAGTTAACTTAGCTTCAAAACAACTCGACTGGCTTGAATCCATACCTTGCATAAACAATCCGCTATTACTTGCGTGTAATATAACGTGATCTGAAAACGCCTTTAAGTTTTGAAACAATACGGTAAATTGAGTAATCCGCTCCTTATTCTTTAGCTGTAGCTTCATTTTATTTATTATAATAATACTTTTAATATTATAATCAATTTTATTAATTTAATTACTATTCGGAATCACATTCAGATTCGCCGTCTACTACACAGGGTAAACACACATATATAACATCCTCTGGAGAATCGTCTGTTGTAACATCAAATGTAATATATGACGACCCGGTTATTACCAGTCCACAAGAATCGCATCGTTTACGCTTACGAACTACCCGTCTCTCTTTTTTTTGTTTTTCTTTCTTAATTCGTATACGTCGTCGTCTAATTTTCTCATCGTCGCTATCATATACATAGAACAAATCTGTTTGTTTTACCATTACAGCGTGTTCCGTCATAATTATATTATACAACCTTTCTTATATTGTTTGAATTAAAATGTTTCACTGCCAACAACACCATTGCCATCTTGTGCTACCGCCTCATCGTCTTGTGCTACCGTCTCATCGTCTTGTGCTACCGTCTCATCGTCTTGTGCTACCGTCTCATCGTCTTCCATATTATCACTGGTTCCATGTAACTCCATTTTAATATTGGCTAACTCAAGGCTCACTTTAATGGAATGAGCTTGAACGTTCATAATTATATCTTTCAGTTCCTTGATTTGTTCAGAATACTCATTTAGTTGGTTGTTAGTATCACCTAAACCATTGGTCGATTTAGGGCTATCTATGTTTAGAAGTCCCTCTACATTATCTAGTCTATCTATGATACTACTATCTACCTCGTTATCATCAGTAATATTTAGGACGGTATTTATGCGTTCTTGGCGCTTATAGAGCAGGTCTAGCTTATTATGGTGCTGGTTAAGAATTTGTAAGGGTGTTAATTGGACCGCTGGTGATTTTACATTATCACCGCGAGGTTGAGGTTGAGATTGAGGAGTGACCTCGCTTCCACCCCGTCGTCGCTTAGCTGCCGATAATGCTGCACTTCCACTCATTGTTAATTAATAATATCTTCTTTCTAAATTATTTCCGCATATCCATTGTTATTTGCGAGTGACAGTTATAATCAATCAATTCAAAATCATCTATTACATAATCCTCAATATTTTCAGGCTTCCTTTTAATATTAATCACCGGGAACTTATGTGGTTTCCTATCTAGCTGTAATTTAACAGATTCAATATGGTCATCGTATATATGACAATTTCCTAAATGATAGTTGAATTCACTAGCAACAAGTCCACATTGATGCGCGATAATATGCGTAAGCATACTATATGATGCGATGTTAAACGGAACACCTAATCCCACGTCACCACTCCGCTGATATAAACTACACGATAACTTGTCACCTGGTAATACATTGAACTGAACCAATACATGACACGGTGGAAGCGCCATCTCCGAGAGTTGACATGGATTCCACGCAGACATAATCAGACGCCGCGAATATCGTTTAACTGGGTCCTTTAGAGATTCGATAATATACTTCAATTGGTCTACACCTTGATTTTTGTAATCGTCCTTACAGCTTTTATATGTAGCGTTAAAATGTCTCCATTGATGTCCATATACTGGTCCTAGATCATCCTCTTCACGTTCAACCATCCCAATACTGTCAAGATATTCTCGCGAAGCATTCCTGTTCCAAATTTTAACATTTTGCTCTTTTAGTAAGGTATTATCGGTTGAACCACTAATAAACCAGAGCAACTCCTTCATACACGTCTTCCAAGCGACTTTCTTGCTGGTAAGCACCGGAAGGACGTTGCCTTCTAATGTAAAATGCATCGCGCTTCCAAAAACGGTCAGCGCGTTACCATTACGACCATCCACCATACTACCCTCTCGCAATATATCCTGAATCAAGTAAATATATTGGTTCTCTTCATGATACACATTCTCTCCATCGTATTGGCGAATCTTTAGATTATTTAGCGCGGTTTTCAACATAATACTAATATTAGTAATAATATTTTTAATTTCTTTTTATAAAACATATGGATAATCTCTCTGAAACTATAAAAGAAAGTCCTAATAATGCTAATTCATTTATCAACCACGTATTTAATTTTGATGACGCTAACAAGGGTGAAATGTTTAATATGTTTCAATACGGTTTAATGGCAATAATTCCTATCTTAATTATTCTTAAGGCAGTCAAACATCTTATTCCAGAAGAAGACGATAGTAAGGGTAGTTTAGAAATATTATTAGAAACAACCGGGCAGATAGTATTACTTCTAGGATTAATTTGGTTCTCTGATAAAATAATTCGATTTGTTCCCACTTACAGCGGAAGCGAATATCACAAGTTCTATCCGACCAACTTCCTGCTACCATTCATTCTAATATTAGCAACAATGCAAACTAAATTTGGCGCCAAACTCAACATACTACTAGAGAGAAGTATGGACCTATGGAATGGTTCAACATCGTCTGGTTCGGAAACAGCAAACATTAAGGTAAAACAACCTATTGCCAACCAACATCAACCAAGTCAAGCCGACCACATTAATCCCGCCAGCATTCTTCCAAATGACAGGTCGCTTACTACAATGCCTCAGCAACAGCAGCAGCAGCAGCAAGGAAATGTAGAGTTCAACAATATGTATGCCGACACTCAAACACCTCTCGAAAATGCCAACATCCCCACATCGGTACCTATGGCCGCGAACGACATGGGTGGTAGTGGCTTCTCCAGTTGGTAAATATAATATCAAATACATTTAAATAATCTCTAATAATTAGATGTATGAAGTCATTTAATTTAATTATTACTCTATTAGCTACAACTATAATGAATAATGTAGCAGGCGAAAAAACTTATAATGTTCATTATTCCGCTGTTGCGCCAAGTTCATACATATGTTTATGTATTCCATCGTATATCATTAAAAAAACTACACTATCAAGTAACACTACTGACTGGGACGGTGAATGTAGTAACGACCAAATCTGTTTCTGGAATGAAGATGAAGTTATTATTAAATATTGGTACTCGCCCAATAATTAAACTGCTATATAATATGAAGATTCGATTTATATTCATATTATTACAAATACAATACGTATTGGCATTCATTTCGTCTACATCATTTAATAGTGTGAAACAATTTTCGAACGTCAATAAAGATAAGAAAATTATTTCCATAGCACCAGCTGGTTTAGGTGGCTTCTATCTTTTAGGAATTATAAGCTATATTAAACAACACTATGATACAACCGATTACACGATAATTGGCGCATCTGCTGGAGCGTGGGTATCGCTGCCTATGATTTATAATGGAAATATAGATACAATTGTCGATGACATAATGACCAATTATTCTCAATCATATTTAAATATTCCACCCGACGAGACATCTAACGCGCACACACTATTCGATATTCAATATTCACTGAAACGAATATTATTATCAAGTTACAAGACATCCGACTTTGATTTATCACGACTAAACATAGCTACATCAGTTTTAAATATAAACGGTCTAAGACATATAATAATTAACAATATACACGACATAGAATCAGCGATATCTTGTTGTTTTGCTAGCTCACATATTCCATTCGTAACTGGAAATGGTTTATTCAAAATAGACAACACGCTATTTTTTGACGGCGGGTTATTCGAGTTCCCACCTACATCTATCAATACTTATTTTACAATATCTTCTGATATGTGGGGTTACCATGTAAGTGATATTTTCACTATTAAAAAATATTCAAACGATGGTCTCGTAGAACTATATAACAAAGGGTATGAAGACACAAAGGAACATAAATACGTATTAGACTTATACTTTTCTGATTTCTAATTTCTCATATCATTATTCTTCTCAATAAATCCAATATAGGTTTTGGATATGAACAGAGGTAAACATATAAAATATAGGACAATTACAGTAAATATAGTATACTTTGTTATAATATATATTATAACATCGTAATTCTCCATAATAAACCTACTGAAACAAAGGGCACATATATTAAATACAAGGCTAATCATTTGAACGAATACAATGAATCCAAAATATTGGATATATTCCTTGAGATAGTTCATGTTTATACGCTCATTCTGTATTAATTTATTTTTTCAATTTTTTACAATTCTCCCGTTATTTCCTTATGTATTATGGTCTCTTTCGCGATACTCTTAATTATTTTGTTTTCATTGGGGAGGGAATTAACGTCAGCCATTACTGAGCGAATCAATTTGATATACTCATCTTTACCAGTTTCCGTTGCGAACCACGCCGGATTGCTCTCCTCCCACTCGGTTATTGCCTTTCGTTGTTTGGTTGCAACATCATTTATGGCATCTTTTAATTTGTTTTTTCCATTATCGCGCTCCCACTCATTATTATCTTTTATATAAAGCGTCTCTCGTTTTATATCAGTACAATGAATGGGGCGCTTATATGTGTCTAATTGTTTCAAACCATTTAAAAATATTGAACTTACTCCCTCGATCAAACCGTTATTCTTTGTAAATTGTAGGTCTTCGATTTGTATAGAAAGCGAATTTATAAAATCAGTCATGTTAATAGCCTCCCTACAATTCTCATTCAGGAATACATTAATATTGAACTTGTTATTGTTATTATTTCCCAATCTAGGTATCATATCTTGAATTATCTTATTCTGTTGTTTTAATTGGTCGAATAGCTCATCCTTCATTTTAGCATCCTTATCAAAATCCATTAACATCTTCTGCATAAATGATGTTAACGAATTCTCATCCTTATCAAATCCATGAAATGGTGGCGCATTATGTGATTTTGAATCGGACGGAAAACATTTTTTTCTATGCCTCCACAACCCAGACCGCTGCTTATAGGTCTTATAACAAACATCACAAACGAAAGTTTCGGCCATTTCTGAGGGCGTTGCCTGGCGTTGCCGATTATGCTTTTGGGTTGCGCAGTGTTGGTCCCATAGATATTTTTTAGAGCATTTATAATCACATTTTTTACAGTGAAATTCAGGAGCATATTTTTTCATATTTTTGGTTGCTAAATATGCCATATATAGGCAACAGAAAATATGCTTAAGTTTTTTCCATTTTTAAATTGAAAAATAATATGGTAAGCCATCTAAAAGTAAATATTTGGTAATCATACCATTATGCTCTGACTGAGTTTTTGAAAAAAATAAATTTTTTTTTTTTCAATTCTCATTTGTTAAAATGGAAATTGGACATTTATAAATGTCCATTTTCGGAAAATCCATTTGAGAATTGAAAAAAAAAAAAATTAATTTTTTTCACAAAAGAATCATATATTTTAAACATAGTTTCAATATATTATTAATATCACACATATAATCGTTTAAGATTGAACATAAATAATATAAAATTTTATTTATAGTCTTATAGTAATGGCGGAAGGATTTGACGTGGAACTATTAATGAAATCTCTAGAACGCGATGAAAATGATTGTATAATGGATTTAGATTCAGCAAAAATACAACAAATCAATAATGACATGTTGCAACAGTTGAGATTACCTAGAGAGAAATTGAAGAAAATGAACAAAACACTAAAACAATATAGATTTGTCGATGAGATTCCAGATATTAAATATGGCGCATATGTCAGATGGATAAACCTGAACACGTCAGAACTCAAATTAACAAATGGAGGAATTATTTGTGATATTAAAATAGTAAATGACGATGTTATGATTGTTTGTAGAAATACTATGGGTCGTTTTTTTCAGTTCAAACTAAACGAATGTTTAGCTTTTCAAAAAATCACAGACCAAGAAAAGGTGCTTCTTTCCGCATTAGATTATTTAAAGACATAAACTACCGTTTTTTCACAATCCGTTTCTTACGCGTCGTCTTTTTTTTATACCTTGCTAAATTTTTATTAGTGCCTTTCTTAGGTATAAATCGGGGACGTTTTTTACAACGAAACCCAAAACTTTTAACATTCTTATTATGTAATACGCTCTTTTTACAAACAGCAATGGCATTCTGTTCTTTTTTTAAAAGAGGTGTTATTTTTTTGATACATTTACAGAGTTTGTTTGACAATATGTCTTCTGCTAATAATTTTATCTCGGCTTTCCCCATTGTTGTAACATTTATTTTATAAAATTTCATAATATTTAAATAATCGGTTTGTGATAAAGACATCACTACTATATATATAATTTTATATAAATTATTGTATTCATATATTATATATTATACCCATATGTCAACGAATAACATTGTCGTATTTGACCTCGACGAAACATTGGGGAATTTTACACAATTAAGTATATTCTGGGAAGCATTAAATAAATTTCACAAATCAACACTATCGGAAGAGCAATTTTTTAAATTGTTAGATACGTTCCCTGAATATCTGCGTCCTAATATTTATAATATATTGAAATATTTACTCAAACAAAAACGCAATAACAAATGTGATAATATAATGATATATACTAATAATCAGGGAAACAAAAAGTGGGTAACGATGATCACTAGGTATTTTGATATGAAATTAAATCAACCAACCTTCGACAAAATAATATCAGCGTTTAAGGTAAAAGGCAAACAGGTTGAGCTATGTAGAACAACACATGACAAAAGTGTTAGTGACTTATTTCGCTGTACCAAAATACCCGAAAATACCCAGATATGTTTCATTGACGACCAGTTACATCCATTAATGAAACACGATAATGTATACTATATTAACGTGAAACCATATAACTATTCAATAGACTTTGAAATAATGTCAGATACCTATTTTACACGCAATATTAAAACAGGCGAAAAAAAAGAGTTTGTCGATTTTATGACTACGCATATGAATAATAGTGGATATGTATTGAATCCAGTAAATACAGACGAACATAATGTAGATAAAGTAATAAGTAAACAATTATTAATTCATCTCAAAGATTTTTTCGGTTCAAAGAATAAAACAAAGCGTAAAAAGCGCGCCAGGAAAAACAGAACAGCAAAAATATAATAATCATAGGTTTGACGGCAGAGGAATCATTGTATATTTCGAGACACTATCGATTATGGAGGTTGATAACAACAAAAATACCCCTGCAGTAAAGGCAATATTTCTATCAAAACTGATATCCTCCTTGGATATTTTCCGGTAATTTGTAAATGGATTAAATCTAATAATTAGAAAGATACAAACATAGTATCTCAGAAATGAACGTAAATTAATAATATACGCAGGAGTTATTGTATAAATACCACTAATAGATAGAGCAAATAAAAAATATGAAATATATAGAGTTACAACAAAAACGTTTTGATACAATTTATTCCCCATATGATATTAATAATATATTTTTTTATAATATTAATCACGGGTAAATTCAAAATGTTTATAACAACAACGCATACAGCACATACCAAACGTTCCTGGAACGAATATAAACATACCTTCCGCTACATTCATATTATCGATATAATTCGAATGTATCATAAACATAATGAACGCACCCAATTGCCATGTAATACCCAATAATATGACTAGTTTAATAAACCAGTTCACTCGTTGACATAATTTGTTCAGAATAGAATTTATTTTATAGTCCTTATATTTATCATCGACATGAACCATTAATGATGTGTTATACCAATTTTCCTGACGACATAATGGACAATTTGCTAATAATCCATTCTCTAGCATTGATATTGAGCAGTTTGAACATACATTACAGTCTTTACATAAACGGCAAGAAATATACGAATGTTCGGTATTTACAGGTTCCATACAGACACAACAGCCCATCGCCGCATCAGTAGATACTTCTGTTGTATTCGTCATTTGTGTTATTATATTTAAATGTAACTATCAAATTCAATTTTAGACATTGTTATATATCTCCAACGTTCTAGCACTACAATCATCGGCATCGACATATTTTGGCATCCAAAAGTAAGGAATACAATTTTCGGTATTAGGATACAAATCCTCATATATCTTACGATAATACATTTGTTCCTTAGTTTTTGGTGGATTGTGAACCCATTTTTTATCCGCGGTTATATCCATCATCGCCAGCTTAGTCTTAATAATCTCAAACCAAGAACCGTCATTTCCCGACACTCCGTCGCTGAACGCCTCTTTGGTTCTCCATACGATATTGTGTGGTAATAGCTCTGGGTATACATGTGTAACCGCCTCTCGCAACAACTGTTTTTCGCATACATTATTAGATATGTTAGACGTCACAGGATTTCGTAGGTTAATCGGCAGACTGAGATAATAGTTAACGAACGTTCTGTCTAAAAATGGGGTTCTCGGTTCTAATCCGTGTCGCGATATACACCTATCCGATCGAAGAACATCAAACATGTGTATGTTCTCTAGTAGGTTGCGACATTCGTTATCAAATTCAATAGACGACGGAGTTTTCAAAAAATACAAATATCCCCCAGTTAGCTCATCACTACCATCACCATTAAAGACAACCTTGGCGTCGGTCTCATTAGATATATATTTTCCAATAAGATAGTTACCAACACTGGCTCTTACCGTGGTAGTATCGTAACTTTCAATGTTTTCAATTACCTCAGGTATAGCATCAAACATTTCGGCACCAGTCACCTCTATTTCGGTATGAGCCGTATCTAAATATTCAGCGACCTGTTTCGCCTTAATCAAGTCATCTGAACCCTTCATACCAATACTGAACGTTCGCAACTCGCCGTTATAATGTTTTTTAACCAGCGCAGTTATTAGGCTGCTGTCCAATCCACCCGACAATA